ATCCCGCAATCGTCATCAACAGCGCGGTCTGATGTCCAGTCCCTCAGCTTTCGACGCCTTCAAGGGCGTGCTCGATGCCTACGCCGCCGGTACGGGCGCGCTGCCGGTGCGCTACGAGAACGAGTTCACGCAGGACCTGCTCGACGCAGAGACGCCGGCGTGGGTCTATGTGGAAATCTACGGCGACAGCTACGTCCAGGACACCATGGGCGCGCCGGGTGCCAATGTGTGGGAGGAAACCGGCGCGGTTTACCTCCACGTCATGGTCCCGAGCGGGACCGGATCGGCGGCCGCGCGAACCTATGCGAACACCCTGCTCAATCTGTTCCGCGAAAAACCGGTGAGCAACATCTTCATGCCGGAAATGTCCATCGGCGCCGGTGAACCGGGGCGGGATTTTCCGAACTACTTTGCGATCACGGCGACGATCTCGTGGACGCGCCGCGACATCACCTCATCCCTCTGAAACCGGCAGCGCCGGCCATCTCGAAAACTGAAGGAGAAGCGCCATGAGCTTTGCTGATGGTTCACAGGTACGTCTTGCCGACGTGACGGAAACGACGATCGGCACCATCCCGGCAACGCCGGCATTCCAGGTGATGCGCTACCGCTCGGCGAGCGTGCGTCTGGCCAAGCAGGTCGATATCTCGGACGAGGTTCGAGCCGACCGCAACGTGCCGGGCATCACCGATATCGGCCGCAACGTCACTGGCTCGATCGAGACGCGGTTCTCGTACGGCACCTACGACACCTGGCTGGAGCGCCTGCTGTGCTCGACCTTCTCGACGAATGTCCTAAAGAACGGCGTCACGCCGAAAGCTGGCGCGCTTGAGTTCACCTACGAACAGGGCGCGACCGACAGCTATATCCGCTATCGCGGATGCCGCTGGAACACGCTGGACCTCAACATGCGGTCCCGCCAACCCGTGCAGGCCACCTGGGGCATCATGGGTATCGGCAGCCCGACGCCGACCTCGGCCATCATCACCGGCGCCACTTACCTGCCGGCGACCACCACCGAGGATTTCAACGCCGGCCTCAACGTGGCCAACATGTCGATCCTGTCGGCCGCGATGGTGTCGTCGCCGAAGGTCCAGGCGCTGTCCCTGCGGATGAACAACAACATCTATCAGGTCGACGTGGTCGGCCAGTATGACGCCTACGGTCATGGGCTCGGCCGGTTCGAGATCACCGGCAACATGACCGTCCTGTTCGAAGATCTTTACGCCTATACCGCGATCCTCGATCACGAAGACGTAGCGATCGGCTTCGACCTCAGCGACAAGGCGGGCAACAAGTACACCTTCGCCATTCCGAAGGCGAAGTTCACCGACGGCGGCCCGGCAGCGCCCGGCAACGGGCAGCCGGTCCTGCTGGAAGTGCCGTTCCAGGCCTACTACGACGCCACGTCGGCCGCCTCGATCTCCATCACGAAGACGGGTGCGTAATGGCCAGGCGCGCAAAAGCCGACCAGCCGGCCGATGCTGGACCCGAGGCCATCCTGCCGCTGACCGACTTCCGCGGCGATCCGTGGGGAACCGGAGACGAGAACGCCGTTGCCTTCAAAGCCGGCATCCTGTCGTCGCCGGTGCCGGCCGCGTTCGCGCAGCGCATGCGCGACGAGGGCAAAGCCGCGGGGCCGAAATCAACCGCCGACACGGTGACCGATCAGCCCGAGCAGGACTGATTTCTGCGTGCAGAACGGCCGGAGCGTTGTCGGGCGCTCCGGCCACCAATCCCGACAAAGGACATCATCATGACGATCAAGCTCGGCAGCCTTGCGGCTGACCTGTCGAAGGAACGCGAAGGCGAATGGATCGAGCCGAAGGAGTGGCCCGGCCTCAATCCTGAAAAGCCGCTGGAACAGACCAAGCTCCCCGGTGTCGCCTTCCTCGTGCGGTCGACGAACTATCCGCCCTATGTCACCGCCCGGCAGACGGCGCTTGAAGACTTGAAGAAGGACTATCCCGACGACAAGGTACCGCCCGAAGTCGCGGCCCGCATCGAGGGTCAGCTTGCCGTCGAGCACCTGTTGCTGGGCTGGAAGGGCTTCGACATCGCCTATTCGGCCGATGCGGTGAAGGCGATCCTTGCCGCCGAGGAGCATCGCGTCTTGCGCACGATGATCTATTGGTGCGCCGGCCGCGTCGGCAAGCGCCAGGTGGAGTTCGTCAAGGACGCAGAAAAAAACTACGTAGCGCCTTCCGCTGGCAAATAGGCAGGAAGGCGCCCGAACAAGAGGAATGGGTAAAGGAACTCATCAAGGCGTACCCCGGCGAGAAATGGCTGGAGCGCGCCGTTGAGAAACCGCCTGCCGGTGCGGAGCCGGAAGCGTGGCACGCCTTTTACCTGCGGGCGTGGTCGGTTCTTCGCTTCGATCGTCAGTATGGCGCTTTCGGTGGTGAAACGCCGATCAGCTTCATGGCGCTGGACGGATACGCCCGGCGCTACGGCATCGAGGGCGAGGCATTCGAGCGGTTCCTGGCCTTCATGACCGCGCTCGATGATGAGTGGCTGGAATATCGGGCGCAGACCGAGAAATCCGAGAAGTAGGTTCGGAGAAATCCATTGGTACAGCAAATCTCGTCGCTGATCGTTCAGCCCGTCCTTGATCCGTCGAAATATACTCCCGGCGCGCAGGAGAAGGTCGCGGCCGACAAGGCCATGACCGCTTCCATGCGCGAGACGGGAGCTGCTGCCGTGGATACTTCGGCCAAGATCAGCACCAGCGGCGATGTTCTGTCCCGCCTCTCCCGGCAGTATGTTGAGGGCTATTCCGCCCAGCAGCGCTTCACTCAAGGACTCGGTCAGCTTAACCGCGGTCTGGAAACCGGCAAGATCAGCATCGAGGGTGCTGAACGCATCCTTGTCGGCATGAATCAGCGGCTCGGGTTGACGGCCAACGCTGCCGAGCTAGCGGCCAAGGGCCAGATGACGCTCGCCTCGGCGGTTGAGCGCGCCAACGTGCAGATCGCGAGGCAGGCGAACGACCTCGCCGCCGCTGACGCTGCCAACCGCCGCATGCAGGCCGCGAACTCGAACGTTATCTCAACGGGTGCGAGGCAAGCGGCAGGGTACAACGCCGGCCAGCAGCTCCAGGATATCGCGATGATGTCCATGGTTGGCCAAAGCCCCGGCGTCCTCGCTCTTCAGCAAGGCCCGCAGTTGGCCACCGCCATTCAGCAGGGCGGCGGCCTTGCGGCGCTCGGCGCGGGCCTGACGTCGCTTCTCAGCGTGACCATGCTCCTGACGGTCGGTTTCACGGCTGCCACGGCCGCCACGATCCAGTGGTTCATGAAGGGGCGGGACGGCGCAAAATCGCTGGACGATGCGCTGAAAGCCCATTCCGAGACGCTGCGCCTTCTGAAGGGCCAATATGGCGAACTCGGAGAGGCGGTAAAGACCGTAGGCAATGCTGGCGGCTTGGCGTTTACAGGCGCTTCGGCGCGCGATGCGCAGACCCTTCTGCAAGCTCAGATTCGAGAGAAGACCGGGCCCTTTCTGTCTACGCTCGGTGGTGACGGCTGGCTCAAGAGTTTGTTTGGAAATGGCGGCGGCATCGAAGGGCTGCGCAACCTTTCCGGCGACCAGAAGATGTTCGCCGCGCCTATGGCCGCCCTCATCGAGAGCGCAAAAAGCGGGAAAACCGATCTCGCTGCGTTCAACGACGAAGTCGAGCGGCTGTTCTCCAAGGCGCTCGGCTCGACTGACAATCCGGCTCGCCTTCGCGCCACCGCCGACGCAGTAGAACTTCTTGGTGCCAACGCGTTCAAGGTGGCAGACAAGTTCGCCCCGTTCGCGGATGCAATAAACCGGCTGAAGGTCGAGGCTGCGGACGGCAAGCCGAACCTCTCGGTATTCAACGCCGAGATAGAGCGGATCGGCCAGCAGAAGGGCCTCCGCAAACTTGCGGACGAAGCAATCCTGTTGGGCAAGGAAATCGTCGCGCTCGTCGACAAAGCCGGGGAACTCGATCGCGCGCTGCGGCAGATCGACCGGGAAGACACCCGACCCGGTCTTTCCGACCGCCGCGCGCTTGGCGCCTATGTAAACCGTCGGTCGGCTGATCTCGATACCCTCAACGCGCAGTTCGAAGCCGATCAGCAGATGGCACGCGCCCGCACCAATGCGGAGCGCCTAGCGGCGGTCGAGGCGCAGGTGCGCGCTCGTGCGCGCGAGGATGCCGACAAGGGCGGTGGCTTGCAGGCCCGCGTCGACCGCGCACTGGCCCAGGAACGGACCCGCCAGGAGATTGAGGCTCGCGATGCCGCCATCCAGCGCAGCCAAGCGCTCGATCGCTCGCTCGCCCAGCAGCGCCTTGAACTCGACCTGATCGGCAAGACCGGCGGCGAGCAGGCGAAGCTGCGTTTCGAGTTCGAGCGTATGCAGGAATTGCGCGACCAGGCTGCGCGCACCGGTGGCCCGATCGACGACAAGGAGGTAGCGGCCATCAAGGCGGCGGCCGAGGAAATGGGGAAATACGCCGACGCCCTGGCCCGTGCGAAACTCGCCGACGATCTCCAGTTCGAGCGTGAGCAGCTTTTCCGTTCACCGCTGGATCAGCAGATCGCGTCCCGCCTGCGCGGCACCGGAATCGGGCTGAACTCGCCGGAAGCGCAGATGATGCGCGACAACCAATACTTTTCCGACGTGAAGGGCATCGTCACCGGCTTTCTGTCCGATTTCGAAGCCGGTCTGATGGACAGCGGCGGCGATATCGGCAAGGCGCTGGGTCGGGCGGTTCTCGGTGGCCTCAACAGCATCCTCGACAAGATCATTTCCAACCTGTTCGACCAGATCGGCACGTCGATCGCGTCATCGATCACGGGCGTTACCGGCGGCGGGGCTGGCGCTGGCGGCTCCTTGCTCGGCGATATCGGCAAGGCGCTTATAGGCGGATCGCGAGGCGCGAACGACAATTACGCTCCCGGCGCCATCACGCGCGCGGCGCTGCCCGACATTGTTTCAGGGTCGTCCTACAGCGTTGCCAACGCCACGAATTTCATTCGTCAATATGCGTCATCAATCGGTATCGACCCCGACATCGCGCTGCGCGTTGCCAGATCGGAAGGACTTGGCGCTGGTATCTGGCAGTCCAACTTTTTCAGGAACGGTTTCCGCGAGCCGTCGTTCGGACCGTTCCAGTTGCTCAAGGGCGGCCCGGGTACCGGCTTCGGAGCCGGCCTCGGTAACGCGTTCCAGAGACAGACGGGCCTCGACCCGGCGAACCCGGCCAACTGGCAACAGTCCACGGCATTTGCGCTCGACCAAGCCAAGGCGAGCGGCTGGGGCGCGTGGTACGGCGCAAAAGGTCAGGGCATCATTGGTTTCGACGGGATCGACCGATCGGCAACGAACGCTGCCGCCGCGGTGGACAAGTTCACGACCGGCACCACGAAGGCGGCGGCCGGCGTCGGCCAACTCGGACAGGCCGGCAGTCAGGCCACCCAGGGGCTCGGCACCTTTGCCAGCACTCTGAGCCAGTTTCAGGCCGCCGGCGGGGCTGGCCCGGCCGGTTGGAACGGCGTGCTCGGTGCGCTGTTCGGTGGGGTTACGGGCTGGGGGGCAGCGGGCAATTGGCTGG